CCACGACCACTACGCGGATTCCATCGGCGGCTGGCGGCTGGGATATCCCGGCAGGCATCAACCCACTAACGCAACTGCACGAAAACGAGATGGTCTTGCCTGCGGAGCACGCGCAGACAATCCGTGAAATGGCAGGTCAGTCAGGTGGCGACAACAGCACGATTATCATCAACACAACGGGCGGCGACTTTGTCCATAAAAAGGACATAGCGAAACTGCTAAAACAGATGAATCGTGATTTCAAATTGGTGTAAGTGTTCAGGTCGTCTGAAAAGGCGACCTTTTTCTATGGAGGTCTTTAATGAATAGGTCTATTCAATGGCTGAAATACGCCTTTGAACTTCGTTTTCTTCCCGTGCGGTTTCAACGTTGGTTGTTCGGCACAGGGACACGGGCGGTTGAGTTTGTCAGCGGGTGTTCGATGATTGGTTATGCGCTGGTCTTCGCGTTCTCGCCGAACGATATCTACAACTGGCCCATCTACTACAAGTTCAAAGACATTTCGGAACTGACGCTGATACTGGTATTCGGCGGCGTCGGTTTGCTGCAACTGGCGGCGATGTACTGGCAGACATTCAAAGGGGAAGTTCTGTCAGGCTATATGTTGTTGATATCAGCCTTTATCTGGTATCTGACCGCATATGCGTTTTGGGCTGCCTATCCGCCTGCACACACAGGCATGGTTATTCCGCCCGTTTTGGCGTTCCTTTGCTTACTCGCTGGAAATAACTCACTTAAATTCTTGTTTTCGGAGGATAAATTCAAACGGAAACAGAAGGGGGAATAATGCAAGATTTTTTTCAATTCGGCTATCTGTTCGCCATAGGGGGCGGCATCGTCGGTAGCGTGTGGTCGAGTATGAAAGACCATGACGCACCAGTATCAAGTCTGTTTGAAGCCTTGATTTCGGCGGTTGCAGCGGCGGCAGTGGCAGAACGGTTTTTGATGGTAAATCAAGTTTGGACTTGTGCGGTTGCCGGCGCGTTTGTCGGCATCCTGACAGGTCATGCGATGGATACCGTCAAAAGCCTAGCCCCTAGCATCATGACTAAATGGGCCAAGAAAACGGCGGGTAAATTCGTCGATAAAGATTAGTTCAACAACAGGTCGTCTGAAAGGACGACCTTTTATTTGGAGATAAGAAATGCAAATCACTGAACACTTTAGCCTGAAAGAACTGACACGAAGCGAGACTGCGCGTCGCTTAGGTATTCCTAACGTACCGTCTGCCGCTGAAATGGCAAACATCCAATACACGGCGGAGCAGCTTGAAAAAATTCGCGCCTATGTTGGGCGCGGAATCGTCGTAACTTCATGCTTTCGCAGCGAGCGTGTGAATAAAGCGGTCGGCGGATCGCCCACCTCTGCCCACCGTTTTGGCTTGGCTGCTGACTGCGACGCCATCGGTTTGACATCTTTGGCGTTTGCGAAAGAAATCATCAAAATGCGTGACGAAGGAAAAATCACGTTCGACCAGTTGATTCTTGAGTTCCCAGAGCGCGGGGATGGTGCATGGGTTCATGTTGGTTTCCGACGCAACAGCCCTATGCGTAACCAAATCATGACAGCAACCAAAAAAGGCGGCAAGACTGTCTATTTACCCGGTCTGCACGTCTAAAGGCTGCATATGAACCCCGTTGATTTTGCAAAACAGAAAATCACGGAATGGCAAACCAAAAGCCGAGAGGCGAGCGAAAACGCAGACCTAGCGGCTTTTGAGTTTGCTGAACGTGAGATTAAAACCTATAAGGATATGTTGGAATTATGGTTGAAACGTTGCTCAAAAATTGGAAATTGATTGCGGTTTTAGTTGTGATCGCAATCGTCATCGGCGCGTGGCA